GCTCGGGCGCCGAGCTGACCAACACGTGCGCGCCCCGCTCGGGCACGCCGGCCAAGACGCTGTACATCCCGCTGCAGTTCTGGTTCTGCCGCAACCCGGGTCTGGCTATCCCGCTCATCGCCCTCCAGTACCACGAGGTCCGCATCAACGTGGAGTTCGAGCAGTGGATCAACTGCTGCTACTACGAGGGCACCTCGGCTGCCACGGCCATCCAGTCGCTGACGGCCGCCTCGCTGTACATCGACTACATCTACCTGGACACGGAGGAGCGTCGCCGCTTCGCCCAGCAGTCGCACGAGTACCTCATCGAGCAGCTGCAGTTCACGGGTGCCGAGTCGATCACGTCGAGCTCGAACAAGATCCAGCTGAACTTCAACCACCCGGTCAAGGAGCTCGTGTGGGTCGTCCAGCGCGACTCGTTCATCGACTGCTCCAGCCCGGGCAGCCAGTCGTCCTTCATCCAGGAGGTCAACGGCTGCCAGCCGTTCAACTACTCAGATGACTTCTCCACGGAGGGTGTCATCATGGACGTGCTCGCCCGCGGCTCGCTGGGCGGCGGTGCCTCGACCCTCAACGTGCCGACGACGGCGGATGGTCCCTCGGGCCCCTACCTCCCGGGTGTGGGCATCGCGGTTGGCCCCTCGCTGCAGGGCGCCTCGTGGCTCGACACGAACTTCGGCTCGGCGGGCAACGACCAGGCGTACCTCTTCGAGGACACGACGAACTACCTGCTCGCCAAGGTGGTTCTCGACTCGGGCATCCGCTGCACGGGCAAGAACCCGGTGGAGGTTGCCAAGCTGCAGCTCAACGGCCAGGACCGCTTCACGGAGCGCGAGGGCCGCTACTTCAGCGTGGTGCAGCCGTTCCAGCACCACACTCGCACGCCGGCCCCGGGCATCAACGTGTACTCCTTCGCGCTCAAGCCGGAGGAGCACCAGCCCAGCGGCACGTGCAACTTCTCGCGTATCGACAAGGCCACGCTGCAGCTCACGGTGTCCGTCAACACGGTCCGCTCGGGCCGCACGGCGCAGGTGCGCGTGTATGCTGTCAACTACAACGTGCTGCGCGTGATGAGCGGCATGGGTGGCCTGGCGTACAGCAACTAAACACCAACCCAAAACACAACACCACCGCAAAAAAACAAAATCAAAACCAAATGAGGGTGAAACTTCACTCTGATTGGTTAAGCAGCGTCTGAACGGCATCTGCCTCACGTTGCAGGTAGTTTGGAATGCAGTTGTACATGAAATGAATTGCAGTGCCACGGCGTACAATAACAATCGATCGGCTGTACAAGTCCCGCCACTTGTTCAGAGGCACCTCATCAAATGCATCGACAAAGAGTTCCTTGGCATTCACAATTTGCTTGTATATGTCTCTGCGGATACAGTAGATGCTATTGCAAAAATAGGGAGATGTTGTATCTTCGTGCAGGATATAGGAGTCCGGATTCAATATGACGTTTCTGTATTTGTGTACAAGTTTGTTCAACTCGGTCAATGCTTTCTCATTCACTCTGACCGGATGGATCCCCTTGTAGTAATGCGTGAGAGCACGGACTCCCTCGTAAAATTCGGCCGAACTCCATTCTTCAGAATCGATCGTGTACTTGTTAAGGGATCTGTAATCACCTCCCCACATGGATTGGAACGAGTGTGCCTTGAACAGGCCATACATATACGTCTTTTCCTCGTCTGTCAAATAATCCTCGATGAAGATGTCACATGTAGGAATACCCGATGTCAGTGTTGGTGTAATTGCGAGTTTTGCCGGATCATCCAGGAGTGACCGCTGCTCAAATATATAATCGTAAACGGATGTGCACATAATGATGTCATTGTCGTGCTTGACAATGTAGGGAATTTGGTTTGTTTCTGCAAAGTCTATCGTAAACCGTATCTTGTTCATGTAGTTATTGTCTGGGTCAAACGTCTTGACCATGTACGAAAACCGGCTATCTGCCAAACAGTCATTGTAAAATTCAGCATCGTTGCAGTGTGTCAGAACGAGAAGGTGGATTTTGTCAATATGTGCCGAGTCATTCAGCATTTTGACCGTGTTTTTAAACGTATAATGGCGGTCATTCGCAGTCATGTACATGATGCATATTTCAGACCGGGGCTCATACAATTTCTTTATAAAGGATTCCTCAAACTCAATGATGGACTCTGTCGGTTTCTCAATATTACTTCCGCCATCTTGGTTATTCAGAAACCACCGCCAATTGTAGGTAATGTGAATCGCATACCCTCCATGTACAATCTGGTGCTTCATGCCGGTATTCCACGCATACCGATTCAATGGCACTTCATCGCATCCGTCAATCACAAGGTTCTCCATGTTGAGCAGTCTGTCGTATTTGGCCGTGGAGATCATGAAACACATGTCGCACAAGTACGTGTTTTCTTCCGCAACAATGGAACATTTCTTCTCTCGGAAGAGCTTGTACCGGTACTTGACAATAAGTTCGTTTATCAGCGAGTTTCCGAATCCATGACGAATCGGATGGTTTCCTCGGTAAAACTTTGAGTGTTTGGTATGATCCCTGCCATTCTTGTCGGTCTGTATCATTGATTCGCTCAATTGCCGAAGAGACTTGAAATATGCAGCCGGGTCCCACTTGTCTGCGCCGATAGTGTGCCGATTCAACGGTCTATAGTCAAAAATGTTCTCTTGGTCGTGAAACACACACTGCTTGAAATCATTCCGAACCAGATCGACCTCTTCTGGAGTAAAAAGCGACTCGATAAAATATTCAACGGACGGTATTCCGGTAGACAAGGAAGGAGACAACGTCAGCTCCTTCTCAAGAGTACGCCTGTTTGCAAACATGTACTCCAACGTGTAGGAAGGTATAATGATATCATTATCACACTTCAGCATGTACGCAAACCCATACTGTTTTGCAAACTGTATTCCATATCGTATTTTCGGTAGATAATCACTGCGAGGACACGGAACACTTGCCACCGTGAAGGAAATACCTAACCCAGTCATTTGCGAAGTGTACTCATCATCTGTCGTAGTGTTTACGATAAGAAGATGTACGCTTGACTTGCAGGTTGCATGTTTCAATTCATCAAGAAACCTATTGAACACAAACAGCCTATCATTGTTTGTAATATAAAGAATCAACAGCTTGTCATATATGACTTGTTTCTGCGGTTGGGCAAGCTTGAATCGCCCACTTGTACGGTTGAACTGCATTTGATTGTATGTTGAGTTTACTTTTGTAATTATTACGGATGGTGAGTACACAAATGGATGTTTTTGTGATTCACATGTCTCGCCGAACGGACCGCATGCTTCATCTGAAGAAACTGCAGTCGAAATATCCCTCGATCCGCTTCAACATTGTGAATGCAATCACTCACCCGAATCCCGGCCAGGGATGCAACCTGTCCCACCAGAAAATCGTCCAGATGGCAAAAGATAGGAACTTGCCGTACGTGATTGTCTTGGAAGACGATTGCGACTTTCTGATTCCCGACAAGCAACTGAAGGAAGCATTCGAATCCTGTATCAAGTATCTCAACGACCATCCGGACGTTCAGATCATTAATGGGTGTGGAAACTTGCCAGAGAAGAAGGTGGATGCCATGTACTTTACCGAGACAGTCCGCCTCTTTCATGCAACTGAAATCTTGACAACGCATTGTATGGTGTATGGCGCAACGTCCTATGATACAGTTCTTGCCTTGACGGAAGAGTCTGGTATTATCGACTCTGCTCTAAACGATGTGTGCCCACACATGCTCTTTACATATCCGTATCTTGCAACACAGATTCCATCCTACTCGGACTTGCAGAAAACGAATGTGAGCTACGAAAACATCAAGGCATCTATGAACTTTATTGCTTCGATCGTCTGAAGGGATTGTACACCTTGCTGACACCATTGCCTGTTTCCATGATATACTCAACAAGTTTGTCAATCTCCTTCTTGTTTTCCGGATCCGAGTACGGCCGTATACTGTGACAATCTACATAGAGATCACGGTGAAGATCCGACACTTGATACTGCCAATCGTGGCGATCGATTCGATTGTCATGGGCAGCACTCCGACTGAAAAACTTGAAGATGGAATAATCCTTATACTTTCTAATTTTATTTGTCGAGAACTCTTCGTCGATCCCCCATCGCATGAACTCCTTACCGGGTATTGTATGACCGGTTTCAGCAAACGGAAAATCATTCACTTGATGTGCAGATTCCTCAAACGTATCCGGTAGTTCCAAGATTTCCTTGAACAATGACCCCCTTGCGATATGATAGCACACGGGCAAGCGGTCATAATATTTGCTTCCCGCATTCAAATGGACATATGCCGTATCCGGAATGTTCTCAATTCGCTTGATGAAGTAGCGCTTGGAAATGGGCAGCATATCAATGTCGGATGTCATGCACATCTTCTCGGGATACTGGGTAGGAATCCAGAAACGCACCCAGCAGCACTGAATATACAGCGGAACACCTTCAACCGGCTTCATCTTGACGACGATGCCATACGTCTCGTCAATCGGAATGTCGTGGTTTTCGTCAATGTATACCAACAGCGGAGTAACTCCAAATTTTACTTTCCATATTTTCGACACGATGGGCCAGAAATCCAGATAATAAGGATTGGAGTCCGAAGAGTGAATAACTATGTCGATCTTCATTGTGTATCACCGGGAAGAACTATGCCAACCATTTTGCCGCGTCAAACTGCGTGGTTCCTTCCACTACGAAATAGGAGTCCTTCCAGTCGTTGACAATACACACGGGCATTTTCTGGTAGAGTGCATCCAGGGAGCTGTGCAGCACCACGGGCGTAGCCCCACACCAAAGTGCCTCGTACAAACGGTGCGTGTCGATACCCGTTCCTTCCGGGCACACAACAAATTTGCTGTTACAGAGATCGCGGTAATACTCATCGCGGTCATTGGGTTCCTTGCGCACAACCCGGGGATCATCTGCCAACGCATCCAAGCATGCCTGACGCGCCCCACGGTTTGTTCCCGTAGAAAAATTGGAATAGATCTCGATGGTGCGTTCACGCGGCGTCCTGTCCACCAACGGAAGAACCCGCAAGGACGAATCGGAAAATCCAATGGGAATCGTCTTGAGCATCGGGTGAGCAACGGATGTATTGATGGAATAGATCTGGATTGCTACAGGTGCCACCAACGACAACCGGGCAAAATCCAGCGTCTTGTCGGAATTGTGCAGCACGATCCGGAACTTCTTGCGCATAAGCTTGGGAATGGACTGGACAAATCGCTCCAGGTAATCCGCATTCATAAACACCCAATCTCCCGTTCGTGCAGCAAAGTACTTGAAAGGTTTTTCGGAATACCGGTCATCCACAATCCATTGGCAACAATCTGCAAACGCTTTCCCCGATATCATTATAATGGTGAACGCTTTTTCATTCTGCCTTTACGGTCCGCAAAATCCCCGGTATTATCCGGCACCCATGACGGAAAACATTCAGCTGATCCTCAAACATTTTCCGGGATGGGTCATCTTTGTCTACGTGGGCGCAGATGTGGATCCGCGGTACGTGGACATCTTGAAGACAGCCCCCCGTGTCATCTTGCGGTACACTGGAAAAATCGGCGCAGCCAATATGATTGACCGCTTTCTTGCTATTGACGAACCGAATGTCGACCTCATGATGGTGCGTGATGCCGACAGCCGCGTGCACTGGAAGGACCGGTGGGCCATCAAGAGCTTTTTGAAGAGCCCGTTTCTTGCGCATACAATCCGCGACAATCCTGCACACACAACAGCCATCATGGGAGGACTCTGGGGAATACGCAAGGAAGCAGGGTTGGTGATTAAAGACGAATACACAGAGTTTGAAAAGAACCCGATTAATTTAGGATCCGGGCATGACCAGTCCTTTTTGGCAGTGCAGCTCTATCCCAAAATCAAGAACATATTGCTCGTTCATTACAGCAACGACTTGGCAGGTGGCGACCCGCATGCGACCGAGTTCCCGTTCCCGTATACAAATGACATTTATTGTGGTCGCGTTGAATCAACTCCGTTCCAGGATTCGGAAGAACCCAGATCAACACTTGGATTCCTGCCGCCTTCTTTCCTAAAAATATCATCCTAGTATAAATGTCTCATCACACAGTTCGTGCAGTTGGGTCTCGTCGCAAGGTTTGGAATGGTACTGCGAACCACACTCCGGGTGGTCTCACCAAGTCGGACCTCAAGATGAACAAGTGGGGCCGCATCGTGTCCCGCAAGAAGTCTGCGAGGGCGCACAGTGGCCGCGCATTCACCCGTCGCCACAAGTAAATCTAGGTAAACAACAATGCACATTGTCTCTCTCTTGTCCGCTGCCACATGGGTGGACTTGATCTTTCTTCTCGTTTCCAAATTCGCAGTCAAGATGACTACGTCCTTGGATACGTGGTACTTGCAGTTTGGTGTCGTTGGAGCAACAACGGATATCCTGGTTCTCGTCCTCGGTGTTTTGCTGGCACGCATGCTGTTTAACGTGTCAGGCGCCTGGCTGGTTGCTGCCGCAGTCTTGGTCCAGCTGTTTCACGACATTCTGTTTGGATACATTCTTGCTGCCCTGCCGTCCGGCCAGAACTCGATTGTGGATTTGTTCAAGCAATACTCGGAGGAGGGCAGATGGAAGATCCTGGTTGCCGATGCGGCCATGATTGCCTCCACCGTGGTTCTCGCGTACGCACTGGACTCGTTTGCCCCTCGCTACGTCTTGTTCTCGTGGCTCCTCGCAGTGTATGCCGTGATTTACTCCGTGTATACAATTCCCTCCATGCATAGAATATAATGGGTGGTGGACTCTTTGGAACACAGCTGACGCTCAATCCGAAGTGCTTGGTCTTTTCCGCGTTTGTCCTGTTTGTGTATTGGATGCCGCACTTCAAGCCGTTTGAGCACCGCGTCCTCATGGCATTCTTGCTGGCCTGTACCGCATACGTTTTGCTCGCCTGGTACGACGTGCTCTTTGACTGCAATGACCGTCTCCGCCCCACCTTTTTAGGCTGGATGTGGAAATGGGCAAAACCTGCAGAATATGGCAAGGCATACGATGAGCTGCCTCTGAAGGAGAAGAAGTTGGTGCGCACAGTGGACATCATTGTGTTGGTCGGATTGCTCGCATTGCTGGTTATTCCGTATATCCGGCGTTGATAAACTCGCGCACCCGCGGGTCTGATACCTTACACACCGCATGACCGATGCCCTTCAAGACGCGCGCAATTGACCGGTACTTGACCACCATCTCCTTCGTGACGCCATACCCGCCCTCCCAATCAATAATGGTCTCCATTTGCTCGACGGTAATGCCCTTTTCAACGGCATAGTTGTACGCATAGGTCGAAAACCACATTTCCTCCAGGCAGTACCAGATATTATCCGAAATGAACCACTGGTCCTCCGCAATCTGTTCCGCAACTTCATAGGGAAAGATCTGGCCCGAGAACTGCGATCCACGCGTCCACCGGAAATTACGATTGCGCATCATAATGTGAACCTCGTGGTCCGAGTCGAATCCACGCGCATACTGCCAGCCAGGAGACCCTTGCACTTCCAGGTACTTGGCGCCATATCCCAGATGGTCCATCGAAATAGGCGACGTGTGCAACAGACGGCAATTGTTCAGCAGCTGCTCGGGAGCCGACAGAGCAACCTTGGGGTAGGACGGAGGCACAAAGTCGCGATAAAACATACTTCCCAAGCTGAAGGTCATCAAATTCAGAAACTCGAAATGCTTGACGGCAAACTCGATGCACTTGGCAACTGCCATACCAATGCTCTTGGTTCCGTGTTGCGTCTTGATGTCCTTGCGAACAAGCCACACGAACGGCGGCAACGTGTTTTCATCCAGGAACTCGTCGTTGTTGTAGTGAAGAATAAGTGCAACCTTTCCCTTCACGTACTTTTCAACATTCTGCACCAAGGAGGAGACCGACTCGACTCCCTGGTGAACAGGAGCAACAATCACGAGATCAACCGATGCCTTTTTCTCGGTTGTCTGGCGGAAGATCCTACGCATTGTGTGAGAAACTATCCATTCCTCTAAATAATGAAGGACATCCTCGACAACCTCATCAAGTCTGTCAATTGGAAGGTGGGGCGCTTCAACACGTTGCCCATTGTGTTTGGCGTTGTCATGGCGCTGTTGGACATCTTCATGATGGGAATGGCAAAGGAGGTTAGCTTGAAGACTGTACCCTATGCTCTAGGGTTAGGCGGAGCAACCCTAATCTATGCGTTCCAACCCTACCTGTTTGTCAAGGCACTGACATTCGAAAACATGACGGTCGTGAACCTGATTTGGAACCTGTCGAGCGACATCATCGTGACTCTGATGGGTGTCTTGTACTATGGAGAATCGATTGCGGGTCTCCGTTGGCTGGCACTGTGCATGAGTTTGTTTTCGATCGGACTGTTTGCCTATACCGATTAAATCCTTCCAACTAAACAATGATTGGCATTGGCGAAACACTTCTTGCCATGAACATTCTCGGAGTGAGTGCCGCTGGCCTCTTCTGGCAGAACCCTGAACTAGTTCGAAAAGAAGTAGCTGCAAAGGTTCCTGCTATGGCAGCTGCGCCTGCTGCGCCTGCTCCAGTTCCCGCTGCTGTCCCGCCTGCTGCCGCTGTTCCTTCTCCTCCTACTGAACCTACAGTGGAACCCGCTGTTCCAGTCGAGCCGGCGGCGGAACCTTCGGTCGGTCCTGCAGCTCAAAATCCGGTTTTTCAACCCGATGAGGCCGGCGAACCGACACCCATGCCGTACTCGGATCAGAAGGCGTGTACCGAAGAACTTGCAAAGTATGGAATCTTTAGTCACAAGGATTTCCTCACGTGGTCAAAGAAGAATCATCCGGACAAGGGTGGAGATCCGAGGGTATATGCGCATGTTTCCGAATGCGATCGGAATCGCATGTATGCTGAAAAGGAGGTATGCACGGAACTCCCAAAGAATACACCGTTGGTTACAGTCCGCGGAGATGGACTTTGCTTCTTTCGCACGCTGGTCAGAGATGAGAATCCGGATTTGAAGGACAAGGAGGAGGAAACTGCAGCATCCAAGGCACTGGCGCGACGCATCGTCGACGAGCTGAAGAGCAAACCCGAGTACCGTGAGGGCGCCTTTTCCAATGACGGCAAGCTCAATGTACAGACTCCGGATGGACCGAAGGACATGACGTTTGACGAGTACGTCGACATCCTTCCGGACGGAGATGAAACCGGTATCTATGCAGAATTAGAAATCGTTGGACTTGCTGCTTCGCGTGTGATTGAGAAGAACATTGCAGTCTACGTCAAGTTGAAGGACCGGTACAATTGCGTCATGCATTATCCGGTGAAGCCCGAGTTTGAGACGACTGTCTCGATTGTCCGTGACGGCGCCCACTTCAACCTCCTGGAACCACCCAAGGAGCCGGAAGAGGAAACACCTATCGTCCCGTACGAGCAAATACCTACTCCGCCATCACCGATTGTCCCGTATGCTGCCAATGCAATCCCTGCCCCTCCCGCAGCTGCTCCTCCTGCAGCTGCCACGCCTGAAATACCGTCTGCTGCGTCATCGCCCACGGTCATGCCTCCGGAAACGCCGTTTAGCGAATCCACTGCGCCGCCTGCGCCGCCTGTGCCTGCCCCGCTCGCCAACATCCGAATCCCGGGAGCTCCTCCGGAAACCCCGCTGTCAGCAGTTCCCGAAGAAAGCGGTGCGGAATCAACAGGTCCCGCAAACTCGGATGTGTCTCGCTTAAGCGACAGGGGACGCAATGTGCGTGACAAGATCCGCCGTATCATCCAAAAAGAAAACATCACAGGCGCAATCAACAAACTCCTCGATTTTAAGAAGGTCGTTGCAGGTCTTGCTACGCCTCCGGTTCTCCCGCTGCTTTCTCGTCGCGGACGTGGTGGTGTCCGCAGTAGCGTGCCGAGTGTTGTCATGGGACTCAGCCAGCTGGATGCCGCTGAACGCAGAGTCGTGTACAATGAGCTCAAGGAAGAAATCAAGCAAAAGTACGATTTGACGGATGGCAGCTACGAAGAAGAGTTTGTGAAACCGCTCGAAGACTCTGTCGAGACCTTTACGGGATCCAGCAGCGCATCCCGGCCGGGCATGTTCAGCCCGAATCGCATGAGCCGTATAAATGAGGAACTCCAGCGTTCGCGCAGGGAGGCAGGTCTCACTACGCCCTCGGTGCTGACAAACCCGCTCGTCCAGCAAGAGCAGACTGCAGAGACGCTGGAACGTGCTGCTCCGTTCGAGCAAGTAAACCCGATGACCCCTGTTGCTGCTCCGGCCCCTGCCCCCGTCCCGGCCGCCGCGCCGCCGACGGTTTCTTCGCTGCGCAGTCAGCTGTTTCCCACGGCGACAGCAAAGACAGTTGCTCCAGCGATTGCGACACTGGGATCGGAACAGAATCCCGTGAATGCCCAGCAGAGAATGTACTTGGGTTTGCCGCCGCTGACAAAGGAGCAGAAGCTGTATGCTCGCAAGATCCTCGGCATGAAGGCAGGCACTCGTCGCCACCGCGGCAAGACTCGCACATCTACTTTCAGAAGAAAGCGCAAGACAGACAAATGACGGAAGAGTATCTGGTGATTGCCAAGACTGTGCAGACTGCCCCCATTCGCATCCTCGCCGAGGGTTTGAAGTCCATGCTGGTGGAGATGAGCCTGGTCTTTGACAAGGACGGAATCCGCATGATTGCCATGGACAATACGCGCACGGTGCTCACTCACATGCGCCTCCACGCAAACAAGTTCGAGCATTTCGAGTACAATCACACGGCTCCCAAGCTGGACGTGGGTCTCAACACGGATCACTTTTACCGCATTGTCAAGACGGTGACGAACGACGACACAATCACCTTCTCGGTCTCAAAGAGCGAGTCGAATCACATCACGATCACTCTAGAGAATGGTGAGAAGAAGCGCCGGATCCGCAACCGTCTCAACCTGCTGGACCGCGATGAGTCGGACATCAACATGCCGGAGACGGAGTTTGCTACGCGCATCACGATGCCGTCGATGGATTTCCAGAAGATTTGCCGCGATATGACCCTGCTCTCTGCAAAGACGGTCGATATCAAGAATGTGGGTTCTACACTCACGTTCACGTGCAAGGGCCCGTTCGCCTCGCAGACGGTGACCATGGGCGATTCCACGAGCGATATTTCGATTGCCCGCAAGGAGACGGATGAGATTGTCAGTGGAACCTTTTCGCTGCCGCACCTTGTTCTGTTTACCAAGTGCTCGAACCTGTCCAACAACCTGGAGATCCATATGAAGAATGACTGGTTTCTGATGATTCGCTACGTGATTGCAAATCTGGGCGACATCAAGCTGTGCCTGATGCCGTGCTCCACTTAAAAAATTGGGTTTTGAGAAGATCTTGCTAGACGTTCACTTGGGACGGAGGTTGTGCGCCTTGTACGCAATGTCGTCTCCCTGCTTCATCTTGAGTGTTGAATTGAAGAGCTTGCGGTCGTGCACCGCAATCGTGTTGTTCCAGACCTTGATGATGTGGAAGTTGCCCTTGGGGCTGACCGTGACGCCGACGATCGACTCGTTACTTGACTTGAGAAGCGTCTCTGCGACGCAATGAACCATACAATCCACAAAGACCGTATGCATCTCCTGTGCATCGACCTTTTTGGACCAGGCACCGCCCTTGTCGTTCTCGGGCGCGTCCCACAGGGGAGGCACGCCGTCCTTCATAAAGAAGAACATGCCGGCCTCCCACACATCCTTGGGAATTCCGTCCACGAGGGACCAGAACTCATCGACTGTTGAAACATCGTGCACCTTGACGTAGCTGGCGAGGGAATAGTCACTGTTGTTGGGATCGTGATAGTAGAGAGTCCACATCTTGCTCACTGGTCCTTGGTTTTCCTGGGTCTCAAAATGTCCGTTTTCGGCAAAAACGGATTCTTGGACTTCAAATAGGGAGTTGTTCGGCGAATTCTACCATGGACTCTGTTTCGAACATCTACGCTCTGCGTTCGGCACCCCATACCCCCCTCCCCCTTGACCTGTCCAAGCTGCGCGGAACATGTCGCCCACTCTACCGCCCCCGCATTGTGTCGAACCGCCCTCCTGCAGCGGCTCCGAGCAACTGGCGGATCAATGCTCTGGTTGAGGTCGTTCGCAAGGTGCGCGACAAGGAAGACCCTGACTATGACGAAATCAATGCAGCCATCAACAAGATTGGAAAGCAGAACTACGCGCGTGTTCTCGAGTCGGTGCTCGCCAAGCTGAGCGCACGTGATGCGCTGTTCCGTCTCCGCGTGACGACGCTTCTGTTTGACCGCGGCATCCGGCAGAACTTCTACGCGCCGATTCTTGCAGACATGTACCGCGACATTGCTCTGAAGAACGAGGACGCCAAGCAGGACCTGGTATCGCAAATCGGCATGTTCGACACGCTCTACGATGTGAGCAAGGTGGTCATCGTGCCGCCGTCAACGGACCCGACCTTTGAGGAGGTCATCATTGCGTGGACGAAGCAGAAGGAGACGAAGCGTGGCTTTGCCGTCTACACTGCCGAGCTGTTTACGCGCGGCCTTCTTCCGGACGGCACCATGGACTCGATGGTCAAGACGGTCGGCGATGACCTCAAGGACAGCATCCGTCTGCCCAAGACTCCGCAGGGCGAGGAGCACGTGGACCACCTCGTGCGATTCCTCTTTGCCATCACCACCAAGGTGTCCATCGTCAAGCCGCTCGTCAAGGAGATTCTCGTGATTCCTCGTACGGAGACCCCGTGTCTCTGCATGAAGAGCCGCTTCAAGCTCGAGGATGTTGGGCGCTAGGCGTTAAAACAAACGCAAAAGTCATGGTGATAATCAACAAAATGCAGGTTCCTTCTGCCACCGTCATGGCCCAGGCCGCCAAGATTGCCATTGAGCAGGACCGTCCGATCTATCTCGATTATTTCAATGATAGTCTGGAGAAGAAGTGCTGCGTCGGCGTGACGGGCGACAGCAAGTGCCTGGCCAAGTCCGAGACCGAGTACACGTCCACCATCACGTCCATCATGCGCATCAAGGAGGAGAAGGTCTTCATCGTTCTGACGGAGAATTCCCTGTACATTGTCTCTGCCGACATCCCGGTCAAGCGTATCGTCACGCCGCCGGAGAGCGAGTAATTTACATCTTCCAGAACAAACCCAGCAATGTTCCCACCTCCTCACAGAATTCTTTTTGAATGTTTGAATGATCGGTCCACGCGTGAGCTGTGGAATGCCGCAGTACAAGAAAACAAACATCGATGCGATTTCGAAGAGGTGGATGCAGCGGAAAAGAACTCGATTGACGACTTTGCTCCGTGGCTGACCGAGTGGATGTCCTTTGCTGGCCAGCACAGAATCCGGGTTTTAATCGTGTGGCATGCGCATTTTTTGAGTGCGGCGTGTCAGCAGGTCCTCCGTCGCTCTCTTGAGCAAAGATCCTTCAAGTGTAGGATTTGGTTTCATATTGAGGAACCAATCTTGCAACCTGCGATTGTGAGTCGATGCGTCGTCACGGTGTTGCCGCGCTATCTCCACGTGCCTGTCGTAGTCGGAAAACTGGATTGTGCGCTGTATGATGACCCACTTTCGTATGAGAAGAGTCTAAATAGTAATGAGGGTCTTCACTGACGGTTCGTGCACGTCGAATGGACAGAAGGGAGCCAAGGCGGGGTATGCCGCATGGTTCCCCGAGCATCCCGAGTGGTCCGAGAGTCACCGTGTGCCTGACGATGAGGCCCAGACCAACAACCGTGCCGAGCTCCGGGCAATTGCCTTGGCCGTCGATATCCTGGAGATCAAGGGATGCCTCGATCAGGACGTTGTCATTTATTCGGATTCCAAGTACTCGATTGACTGCCTGACCAAGTGGATCACGGGATGGACTGCGCGCGGCTGGAAGACTGCGAACGGGAAGGATGTTCAGCACCGGGACCTGATTGAGGAGACTGCAAAGAAGCTGTCCAAGTTCCGCACCCATGCGGTTCGGTATGTTCCCGCGCATACGGGTGGAACGGACGATCTATCCCGTCAGAACGATGTGGCGGATCGCATGGCAAATGAGTCGGTGACGGGCAAGAAGATTGCGGTTGTCAATGTGCCGAGCGACGAGATTGCCGCCGGATGTCCGTTGACGACGCTGGGAACCTCTGTGCGTCAGGATGTGTTGGTGGACTGGATCCGCGGGAACTTGAGCACGATGGACAAGACGATTGTGGACAAGCACCTGTACAAGGCATTTGCAGAGGTATGCAAGGGAAAGAACCTGGAGCTGTCCAAGCACAAACAGGGAGGTCATACGGTGATCAAGGCGACGCTTGAAACGGTTTTCATTGAAAAGGTGGAGTAATCATAAATATGTCTGGTGTCGTTGCCTATCACTTCTGGTCGCCTACATGCCAGCCCTGCAAGGTCATCAAGCCTGCAATCGAGGATCTGAAGGAGGAGTTTCCGACAGTCGAGTTTATTTCAGTCAACACGCACGATGATACGAATGACCTCCAGCGCAAGCTTGGCGTACAGGTCGTTCCTACGATTGTGATTCGGAAGAAGGATGTGGAGATTGGTCGCCACTCGGGCACTGCAATGATTCTGTATTATACGCTGATTAAGAAGGCACTCGCTGCGGCGTAATTACTTGGACGCACACGATGTGGGAGCCGCGCCGGTTCCCAGAGTGGCATCGGCATTCGTGTTGAGGGCAACACCATTGCTGTCGACGGCGCCTCCGCTGGTGCCGCGGCTCACTGCGGTAATCACGGAACTCGGGAGGAACTGGGGGCCGAATGCCTTCATCACGCTGTAGAAGGTTCCGCCCAACACAAGGCCATAGACAAGACCCATGAGAGCGCCATTCATTGTGCTGCCGCCCGCCGGAGTGATGCAGCGCTTGATGGCAACATACTGGGCACCATACAAGGCCAAGAACGAAATCAACGTACCAATCGCACCTGTTGCCCCACGGTTGTCTATCAAGTCAACGGTGTAGTACCAGAGGATGGTCGATGTCACAATCAACATTTGCGGAACGGAGCTCGTGGTGGTGTTGCCGCCGGCAAAGGTGCAGCCATCGTAGGATCCATCTTGCGCGAAGGACTGCGGGGCACTGTCCTTGGCAGCCTGGGCACTTGCAGCGGCAGCAGCAGCGGCAGCTTCAGCGGCAGTCGCACCGGCAAGACGACGACCAGCACCACCAAATGCGGACGACACAATGCCGATCACTCCGGAGATGATGCGCTCCAAGACGGGTGCGCCAATGGCTCCAAAAATACCTGCGGCAGTTCCGGTCCAGTAGACACCCTGGTACGTAAAGGCATCCGCAAGAACTCCAAAGAGCATGAGGAAGTGCGGAACATAGCGGAACAGGACAGACGGGGTCGGTGTATCGCCTCCGCCTGCGCCACGCTGGACAAGAACCACAAAGACAACTCCGGCCAGTGCGCTACTCAACGCGAGCATGATGGACTGCCACCAGTTCAAAAAACCAACTTTTGATTCATTTGGAAGGGCCTTCGGTGTACCGATCTGCAGGGGCGGCGGAGGCATTACTTCTTTCCGATACTTGTTTCTACTGTAATCACAATGGGGTGGTTTGAAGACTTGGTCGCCCGAATCAATTGTAGACCAACCGAGGTGGTGGATCCTATGCCAACATCCGACCTGAATACCGGATTGTCCATGTCGACGTCCGAGGGATGTGCGGATTGTAAACTGACGATTGACGATCGCAATACCGTATCGTCCGTCGATGCGTCCACGACTGCGCTTGGTATTCTCATCAAGCCGATCCTTCCGGTCCAAGTCACGTTTAACGGCGAAGTACACAACCTCGACCGCTTTTTCTGGACGTATCCCGCACCTCTGCGGGTGGAGGGACAGCAAGCAGACGCGGTGCTGATTGGAGTTTCTGAAGGATTCCTCATCTTCTTTCCGCTCGCATCGTCTGTGAATGCCACGCAGTCTTCGCCCGAGTCATCCGACTTCTTTGCAAATATTACCCCGTTGCTGGGTGATCTCAAAGACAAGGACGGCAAGCCGAGTGGCAAAACCATTACGGGAATCCCGGTTGGACAAAACTGGAGCTTGGGCAAGCTTGCGAAAGACAACGATCCGTATTTTACGTGGGTGGATGCCAGCTATGAGCGGTACGTCAAGTACGAGGTTCCGTGCGGCGAGCGTCGGATCGGCTGGCAAGCAACCAGCGGCCCTCGTGTTGTCTACATGAAGAAACCCGCAACTGTTTCCGAATCTGATTTGGGAGTCTTGCGTGCGATTGCGAGCCGTGTCGAGGCAGGCGCAATCGTCAAGCAGGTGCCGCACGTCTTTTACTACCCGCCGAATGCGCCGTGCGATGGCAGTGCGGCATGTGCTCCCAAGAAGAAGGCACTCGGCGCTTCCAAAGATCAAAATACGGGTTTTGGAATCCAGCTCATCGTCGGAATCTCTCTCGTGATCCTGTTTTGCGCTGCGGTGATTTTTGGATTAGTGTACAGCGAGTTGCCGGGCAATATGTTTGACAGGTTGGGTGGAGTGGTTGCAGGACTTCCCTCGACTGGATTCTTGATTGTCTTGTTTGGTGGATTGCTCGTGTTTGCTCTCGCAGCTGCCGGAGTAGCAGGTGCCTTCAATTAAGTAAAAACGGACACTTTCACGGAAAACACACTTCAGAACAAAATGGTCGTTGCAACAGTCATTGCTGTCGCGGGCACGCTTTCTGAACTCACAATCCCTCCTCGTACCGCAGACGTTCTCGAATGGATGCGCAAGAAGTTGAAGCAACCTACCATGCAGTTTCAGGGCAAGATTGTCCATGACGAGTCTCTTCTTGCAGTCTTTGGCGTACCTGCCGAGGACGAAGACGAGCACACCAACCAACACATGCTTCCTCCGCCCTTTCACGAGGACCTCTTTGCGGGAGCAATTGTTGTCTTGAGTTCCACAAGTCAGAATGCCGATGACTACGATGCCCACGCCAATCAGTACAAGGATCTGCGTTCGGTCGAGTACGACGAGATCTACCACGCGTGTACATTTGAGGAGGACGAAGAGCTGAAGGAGGACGAGGAGGACGAGATGGAGGAGGATCCCGAGGAAGAGGAGGAAGTCGATGGAGCACGCGAGACACGCCCGGTTCATACTGTCCATCTGTCCAACGTTCTCATTGACCATCCCCTTCGAACGCTGGTCCGCAACAAGTTCGACAGCAACCACGTCGAGACGGCGATTCTCGAGCGCTGTATCGTGGATGCCAAGCGCTGGTTTGTGGACATTGACTGGACCAATCCAGTCTTCCGCAATCTGTACCGCAGCAAGGCTGTTCACCTGCTCAAGTGCCGGCCTCTGTTGGAGACCATGACACCGACCGAGTTTGCGAACTCAACGCCCGAGCAGCAAGATCCTACCCGGTGGTCAACCATGATTGCCGAGAACGAGGAGCGCGAGAAGGCTTCGTACTCCAAGAAGGCAACTGCGGCAATCCTGATGTTCTGCCGCATCTGCAAGAAGAAGTCTCGCTGCGATTACTACCAGATGCAGACACGTTCAGCAGATGAGCCCATGACGACGTTTGTAACCTGTCTGGAGTGCGATGCACACTGGAAGTTTTCGTAGAGGAAAGTAATGAGTGACCTGTTGGTACAAACACGAAATGGAGAAACACCTTTAATTGCTTATCTTTTGCGTGGTGATAGTCCCTGGCGTTACTTGCCGGATGTTTTGGATGTCGAGGGAGTTCGCGAGACAATCAACAAGCAGGATTCGAATGGAAACACTGCGCTGATGGTTGCCGCCCGCAAGAACAACATGGAGGGAGTTCGTGCGCTTCTTGCGGAACCGACCATCGATGCTACAATCAAGAACAAACAGGGAAAGACTGCGTTGGATATTGCGCGTGAGCAAGCAAAGGACGCCGAGGAAGATAGGTTGGAAGCTTTGCAAGGTATCATTCAAGATCTAGAGATTCATATGGTCCCTGCAGCTGCTGAAAAGATCAGTTCTGGATTGTCGTTGCCTGTTCGCGAACACTTGTACAAACCGGGAGGCCCGATGGCGAAAAAGGTGGCGGAACGTACGGAGTTTGGAAAGGGCAGAAAGACTTTCAGACGAAAGACAAAGAAACGCAATGGAGGTCGACGCAGTTCGCGACGCGCTTCGGCAGTGGATCGCCGCAGACGATGAGATTCGTGCACTTCAGGCCCAGATCAAGACAATCCGTGAGCGCAAGACCCAGTACGGCACGCACGTGATGGAGTTTATGAAGAACAACCAGCTCGAGAACTTTGTGATTGAGGGCAAGGGAACGGTGGCTGCTTCGGAGCGCACCATTCGTCCGGCACTGAAGCGGTCCACACTGCGTCAGCAACTCTTTTTGCAGTTTGCGGACCAGCCGGATCGTGTTGCGGAGGCCCTGCGTGCCATCGAAGGAATCCCCGAGGGAGCCGAGGACATGTCGGTGGGCGGAACCAAGAAGATGGTCTTGAGTCGGCGTTTGCCTCGTGCCCAGAACATCTCGCTTGAGTAAAAAATGTGGGGAGAACTCGCAACTGTTGCTGCTGTCTCCATTGCCTACGTCCATATCTTCAACCACGTTGCTCGCCAGTACTTGGAGACGGGCACTATGCCTCGCCTGTTCCCTGTTGAAATTACTATCAAGATTTAACAATGTTAAAAGTTTTTGCATCAGGTTCTTGTAGATTATTAACGTCGTTGAACGATGGACGTGGAAAAGTTGAACCAGTTCATTCCATGATTAAGAATTTTTATGGCAGGAACTTCTTGGGGAAACTGCACAATACCAAGCAGCACATTCAGTTTCTCCAATGGATTCGAGACGAGATAGAATTGCCGCTTCCAATTCTCGCATCGTTTCTGACATCTTATTCGAATTTACCGCCATCTTGGGGAATGATTGAAGATCGATCCATGCTCCCGACAAAAAAGCAGACTATCAAAAACACAGAGTGTGACGTGTACATCTTTGAGATCTGTTCTCGCAAGGTCTACGAGCGCGATGGATACCAAGTCCAATACGAACTTACGGAGGACTATGTTTTCCGCACACAAACGGCAGAGGAAATATGGGACGATCTTGTGGCCTTGCGCAAAATGATACCTGGAAAAAGAATCATCTTCCAAACACATTTCCGTCTTGAAAAAATTGAAGCAAGGGAAGTCTTGCATGACATTGTAAAAAGGTTTTGCGCTACTGTTGAGAATACATATCATTATGACCCTACAGTCATCCTCACACCAGAACGTATGTACGACCAAACGCACTTTAGTGACGCAGGTCATTCTGTAAACTTCGATTACTTGTATGAACATTTCATCAGTCCGTCGCATATCCCGAATCTACATGGATGAGCTCCTCCCTCTCTTCGCGGAACATCCCCTGCATATTCCACATGGCAATCTGCTCGGCATCAGGTGGCGGAATGGCAGCAAGTGCGAACGGATAGCGAGCACGGAGATCCGCGACGGCAGCATCCATGACGTACCCCTTTGCGATGAGCGTGTTCTGAACGATTGCGTGCGGAACTGTAACGAACTGGCTACATAGCTGTTGGACCATCTCATTGTGGATCGTCTCTTCGATGATGCTCATCTGCATAATGGCATTGACAATGTCGCCGTCGTTCTCTTGCAGAGCCCGAATCGCAAGTGTACGCGTACATCCGGTCTGGTCCATGACGATGCGAATGTCTTGCTCGCCGGTTCGGATTACTTGGGCATCTGTGCGCTCTGTGCGCTCTTGGGAATCGATAAAATCATCACGGGCATTCTCGTCAATAATGGGCGATGGCGGGTCATCCACAACTTCAAAGTCGCGAGGAATGTAGTCCCACCCTATTCCAACTCCTTCCATGATCCATGCACGTCCTCCTCCTCCCCTGGGTATAGTGATTGTTTGCGGCGGTCGCTCTTCCACGGGCTCCACGACGCGTTCCTTGTCGGTCAGAGTGTTTCGGCACATGGGGCAGCTGTCGGACATGTGGGTCCAGCGACCAATGCATCCGAGATGGAAGGAATGGTTGCAGGATAGAGTTGCTCGTCCTGTAGAGTTGGTAATGTCATCGTAGCAGATTGAGCAGAGTTCAGCCATTTCTCTTTCGTTCCTTCTAATTTCCACGATCCGTTTTCAAGCACGTACCTCACAATCCGGGGGAATTTTGCCTCGGCAATGCACATGTCGTCCCATTCCTTTGCAGTCAGAGAAACGGGAAGAGGTTCACTCGTCATCACGAAACACACGGCATGGGCAGTGTATCCTGGCAAACATCCTGGCGGTGAATGAAACACTCGGTTGCAGTAGACGCATACTTTGCGCATTTTTGCCTTGACAGTTGCTTGATAGTCTCTTTTCCGTTTTATATCTTGAACCTGCGTCGGAAGTCCTTGAGACTTGTGCGCAAAGACGGCTTGTTCCACAGGATCCAGCGGGACAGTGCGCCAGGCGTATCCGGTCTACTCCAATGTTCCCCCTTGCCGGTATGCCGGCGCAAATACCGGTTTTTGCGAGTCACATTCTTGTGCTTGGTAAAATCCGACATGCCCCGTGCGCCAAAGGAGACCACCTCCTCCTTGCCCTTCTTTTCAAACACTGCATCCCACTTCTTTGCAGGATTGTGCGATCGACGCAAAGTCTTGAATCTCAACTGACGCATTACTTCATGTAAAAATTGTTTTTGATTGGTGAGTGGTTGCTTCGCCGCTTCAGAAAGCCTCGATCCACTCCGTGCGGTTCTCAACCGGCACGTTCAGCTCCGACAGCACGTTCTCGGCCAGCGTGCGCTTGACGTCGTCCGTCACGTCCATCATGGCGATGGCGCCCATGCGCTGCTGGAGCTGCTCGTTGAGCGAGACTGTCGTCGTCACCTGGTCATCGTAGCCCGCCAGCACGTTGCAGAGGCGCGTGATGTGGCCGTCGCAGCACATGCCGTTGGCGTCCTTGCACTCCTCCCAGAGGCGCTGGAAGAGGTCCTCCTTGTGCGGAGAGGCGAGGATGCGCGTCCAGAGTCCCTCGAGCACGCGGCGGTAGAGGTGGTCGCCCACGGAGCGGCACGTGGGGCGCTTGCTCCAACTGTCGATGTCGTGGAGCACGGCCTTCCACGTCGTCTCGAGTCGCGGCGTGCGGAAGCGGGCAAGTTCAAGCCCGATCTCGGTCAGCAGCTCGCCCCGAAGACGGTTGGGCACCGGCGTGTTCAGCAGCATCTCGACCGTCTTGTTGGTCTGCTCGGTCACGACGCGCGTGTGCACGTTCTGGTTGTCGCGCGTGAACGCCTCGAGCTCGCCACGCGGCGGCGGAAGAGCCGGGTCCGCCACGCCGCCCCAGGCTCCGTTGCCGTTGCGCCATGCCTCCCAGTCAATTGCTCCGTCCGGGCGCATCTGCGGACCCCACGGGTGGAGGCGGTTGTAGAGCTCGGGAATCACAAAGGCGCGGGCGACGGTCGTGAGCGCGTGCACTCGGTCGTTCTCGGTGAAGGGCCAGGCGACCTCGTCCGTCTCGACCTGCTGCACGATCGCCGCCCAGTTGGCGGGGGCTTGGTTGACCACCCGGATGAGGCGGTCGAGCAGGTCGCGGAAGACCTTGTTCTGGCGGACACGCTCGTGGGTGCGGCAGAGGGTCAGGCCGGGAGCGTGGCGCATGAGGCACGGCCGACGGATGCGGTTGCCCTGGAGGTGGTGCGTGCAGCGCTCGGCCTCGGGCACGACGGCCCGGTGGTTGCGGCAAGGTGCGCAGAAGGTGTCGCCGTTGGCAATCTCCGTGCGGCGAAGAGCATGCGTGCACCGCTGGCAGCGATGCTCGGGAGGCGGCGGGGGAGCGTCCGCATCGTCCAGGACGATGATGTCGGGCATCTCGGGACCCTCCCAGGCCGGAATGATGTAGTCGCGTCCAGCGGCAAGGGCGCGGGCGCGGACACGGATGTGGATGCCGCAAAGAGGAAGGTTGTCTGCGTTGAAGCGGGCACGGGCGGAGCAGCGGGTGCCGTCTGCGGTAGGAGCGTGGCAAAGGTGGTTGGGCATTTTGTGTAGTTGTAGACTCCTGACATCTTTTGCTTTGGGGTCAAAAGACTTCGTTTTTAACGGTGAAATACTGAGAATTACGGAGAAATAGATTCTCCGTGTAAAACGGAAATTGTTCCCGGCAAGGAAGAAGTTGTGCCGACCAAAATGCTCTCTCCTATCCAGTTCGATCACTACAGCACTCTCTACTTCGACCTTTGCGAGCGCATCTCCTTCATTGAGCAGAAGATCTACACCAACATGACACCTTTGCAGACACGAGACTGGATGCGCGTTCTCGACAAGACCCGACGCAAGATGCTGGACATTCCGCTGGAAATCCTCACCTACTATGACGACTCGACGCCCGAGTACGACCAGGACGATCTCAACAAGATGCTGCTCCGCCGCCAGCACTAATAAGTATACGTTTAAGACAATGGGACTCGTTTTAACTCCGGATGGAGTGCTACAGACCGGATGGATTGTAAATAATCAAGAACAATCACACGAACTGGGTAAATATTTAGAATCTAACAAAATCAAACTATGTAGTCCAAAGGGAACTGATTTTTCACGTGATATTATTGAAGTACTGACGTATCACGAGGCATCTGACATTCTTGTAAAGGCAGAGAACGGAAAGTATCAATCTATTCTTGCGGCAAGGCGTAAAACAGATAATACATTTCACATCGAATACCTCTGTTCTGCTTATCCGGGTGCAGGTGAGTGGTTACTCAACAAGGTCAAAGAGTTTGTGAAAGAGAATCGTGATAAATTCAATGCGGTCACTCTTTATCCATACACGCATGACTTACGCTCCTACTATATTTCAAGGGGATTTGTAGAAATACCTGGGCGCCTTGTAGTTGAATGGAGACCACCGAGTGGAGGTCGTAGAAAGACTCGTCGTATGACTCGTCGCATGCGTACCCGCAGCCGTCGCCACTAGACGAAAAACGGATATACCATCACCAACCAATTTTTAACTTTCAATGTTTGCAGCCTACCGCAATCAAGACGAAAACCTACCGTTTCACGATGACTTGGAAACGTTGTATTATACCAACGACCAGGCAACGTCCCTCCCTCCACTTCCTGCTAAATTAAAAACATTGAACTGTACATATAATTACAAGCTAACTACACTTTCCCCACTTCCTCCTGTATTAGAAAACCTAGCATGTTACAACAATAAATTAACTTCACTTCCATCACTTCCAGATACACTCACACATGTGTGGTGTTCCCAAAATTATTTAACTTCAATTCCTCCACTTCCGGCAGGACTCGAGGCATTAACGTGTTATGGCAATCAGTTAGATTCGCTTCCAGTCCTTCCTGAAGGATTGGTACGTTTGTCATGTGCATTTAATCAGTTAACTTCGCTTCCTCCACTTCCTGCTGGATTGACAAACTTGAGTTCTTATCGTAATCAGTTAACTTCACTTCCTCCACTTCCCAAGAGTTTGCTAACATTGAATTGCGCGGATAATCAGTTAACTTCACTTCCTCCACTTCCTGAAGGACTGCAAGTGTTGACTTGCGAAAATAATCCATACGTAGAGCCGTTCAAGACGTGGGTAGACGAATATCGCGCCATTCCTTATCGTGATATTCTGTGCACCCTAGTGAATACCTACTGGAGAAACCGTGCTTCTGCTCGCGACTTGAAAAGTCTGATGGTCACCGTTGGACAGCGGGAAACACAAGCGCAGATGGGCAACCCGCGAGATGAGTCGGAAGACAGAGTACAAGATTGCTTGAATGCAGATTGCTTGTCGGTGATTGCTGAATTCCTGACGGGAATAAAGGGATCCGTGGTTCAGCAGCAAAAGAGACTGAAATGTATGGAAAAAGACCCGCTCTCTTACCCCAGCTCTTACCCCAGACCCGCCGTCTAGAACACGCCCAGGAACACCGTGCCGACCCACACCTCGACCGGGCGGCTGTTGAGCACCTCCTGTGCCATCTTGTACGTCTCGCGCTGCTCGCTCATCGCCTTCATCCAGCGCAGCAGCGACCACCCGCCGACCGGGATGATGTCGCGGCCCGCAGCACGGTACTCGGCAATCTGACTCTGGCAGTACGCGCGCCAGTCAGCGTCCTCCATCTTGAGGAAGCGCTTGTGCAGGCGCATGTCGCCGTCGTAGGCCACGTTGCTCCACGCATCGCCCAGATCCGCCCAGCGGCGAATCTCGGAGCAGGCAGCACGCACGCTGCGGGAGCGTGCCAGGCGGCTCTTGAAGGTCCACAGCTGCACGAAGCGCTGCAGCACGTCCACCGTGCGGTTCACGCGACGGTTGAAGGTGGCCTTCTTGGCCAGCTCGTTCTGCGTGGTGCCCGCCAGCACCCACGGGAGAACGAAAGGGTTGCGCGCAATAGCATGGTCAAGAACCATGCCGGCCCGGCGCGCACGGACGGAGAACGGCGTCATCAGGAAAGGAGGTGCCAGGTCCTTGTCGCACGTAGCGGCACAGCGCCCCGAGATGCTAGAATAGTTAGAGAACATTATAGCATGGGACACTCATTTTCACCTTGGTGGTCAAAGTCTCCGTTTTCGACCACCCGGCGAAAACGGAAAGGTGAGCGATCAAAGAGAGATGATAGTAGGCGTTCCTAGTACAATCCCCTATCTCTCTCAACAATCCTCTACAATGTCTTCCAACAGCAACAACTCCCAGCAGATCAAGAACAAGCGTGCTCCGATGAGCGACGCTGCCAAGGCCGCCATGATCGCCAAGCGCAAGGCGACCATGGAGAAGAAGAAGGCGGAGACGCAGATCATCCCGGCTACGCAGCCGCTGCCTCCGACGGATGACGAGTCGTCGGTTGACTCGTCTGACTCCGAGAACGACGACGCTTCGTCGATGGACTCGTACGACCGCGAGGAGGCTGTCGCCGCCAAGCCGGTCGTCAAGGTCAAGACTGCACCCGCGCCGGTGCAGGTGGCGGCAGCGGTGCCGGCCACGGAGGAGGCGGTGGCCGAGAAGCCCGCCAAGAAGGAGCGCAAGCCGCGTGCTCCGATGAGCGCCGAGGCGAAGGCGGCTGCAGTCGAGAAGCGCCGTGCGACGCTGGCGGCCAAGAAGCTGAACAAGAACGCCCGCGAGGAGAAGGCGAAGGAGGTCATCACGACGCACGACAGCATCATCGTGGTCAACGACGAGGAGGCGGGCTACGCCATCCACATCAACGGCTACAACAAGACGATCGCGCCTGGACTTGCTCGCTTCCTGCGCGAGATCTACGTCCGCGAGCCGAAGTACGAGGCGATCTTTGCGAGCTTCCAGGAGATCGTCGAGTAAGTAGCAGAACAGGCGAGGTTCAACAATACAAAACAATTTTTCAATTGGTGTAGACGTCAAAATATACAAGCATGCCAACATCTTCGGACGATGTGGACGAAAGACCGAACCCCTCGCCCGGCGTCACCTCGGACACTACGACGACTCCCTTCATTGCCGCAGAAACCATTTTTAGGAACACCTTGTGATCCGCAGTGATGGCAGGCACCGACACATTCGCACGCTCGATTCCATTGAGTGCGATACTGCCCGAAACAAGAACCTCCATTGGTTTATGTGACGAGCATTTTTGCATTCACACCAACGTATGTGGCATTCGTACCTACTGCTGGCACGATGACTACCAGACCCGTTTGAGCCGCACGACCATACGGCGCACTATAGTACACGTTTGATATGTTTGCTGGAACGAAATTAGAAGACACCGTGTTGAACACTGTGATTTGTGTAGCAGCAGTTGTAACTCCGCTCGAGCTAATGCCTCCTATATACCCACTTCCACCACCACCTGCTCCTACGTATGGATTCTCTGAAAAAGTTCCATAATCGGCGCCGTTACCACCTCCGTAATATCCACCTCCACCAGCACCTGCCCATGATAGTCCACTTGAACTACCACCTAATAATGCAGTACCATTCGATCCAATTCCTGTCCCTACTCCCGTTCCTCCAGCACTTTGCGTTCCTCCGGATATAAGTGTAGAATATGCAAAGGTTCCCGAATTCATTACTCCAGGCGTGCCACCGGTTGTTCCGCCGCCAACACCTCCATATGAACCGGGAGGCGACGAATAACTACCTCCTTGTAAACCACTGCCACCGCCGCCGCCAGCTATTATTTTAGCATTTCCCTGCGTAATTGAACCTACAAAAACACCTGAAAACCCACCGCCGCCGCCACCATTTCCGCAAGGAGAACCGCCACCACCTGTAGCGACAGTTCCTCCGCCAATACTTCCAACAACGTACGTCAAAACAGTTCCCGGTGAGCAAGCATAGAACCCGCCCGAAAATCCACCTGGTCCTCCCATTCCATAATACGTTGTCGGACCACCGCCACCTGACCCCCAACAGTAAATAAATACTCCTGATACATTCGTAGCAACTCCGCCAACACCCACCTGCGATGGAACAGTATATGTGTTGCTACCAGTCGTTGTAAAAATAGTCTGCGGGTAATAAGTCGCAGGCGCTCCAGTCGTTCCAGATGTTGTTGCGTTGTTTGTCGAGAATGCAGGTGATATGGATGCAACAGCACTTAACGCAACTGTCGAATTCGCAACGGACAAGACCAGGTTCGTTGCAGTCGGCGGAATGTACAACGGAAGTGTGATGGGTGTCAGACCGGTTACTTCAGGTGTTCCAAGAATGTATCCGTTCGAACTCAATGCGTATGCGGACGTAGTCGATTGGGTATAGTGAACTGTGTTGGATTCTCCAATTGAGATCGGAGTGCTGTCAATGTACAATCCATAGTCCATTGCAAATGCGGAAGTGAACGTCGCGGCAGAATACAAGTTGAAAAACAGCGACAACATTCCAGAATGTCCCTTGACACCGGCCCCGAGTGCAGTGGACCAAATGGTGGTCGGCGTTGCGCTTGTTTGCGGGACGGCATTTGCAATCGTGTTTGAAATGGAGTAGGATGAGATGTTTGAGATGACACCTGCGGATCCGCCACCGCCGCCGCTGCCAGCAGGTCCCGTGGGTCCCGTAGAACCTACGCCGGGACCTTGGAGTCCTTGCGGTCCCTGAATGCCCTGAATACCACGAGCGCCTTGGGGTCCCTGAATACCTTGAATACCTTGAACGCCCTGCATTCTTTATTTATACACCGACCAAAACAACAGAGAGACCTAGCGGATATACGATTGCAGTATTCATTGTCAATGTTGTCGCTGATTGAGGTGTAGTAAATGTTTTGTATTGAACAAGATTGTACTCCCAATAGGCTGCACCGCCGTTTGAACCTCCGTTGAGTTGAGTAAACGTACCGGTTATTTCCACACCCGGACTTGTTGTGTAATAGTTTGTACCGTGGAAGGTGATTACACCGGTTCCTGCTTCGGGTATCGCACTGACTGGAACTGTTGCAGCAATAGCTGTCGACGAAGCAGTATATCCAAAGGACGCAGGTGCTGCACTTGACCACGGGTTTGTCAAATTACATCCAGTAAACGTACAAATAACTGCAGTTTGGTCATCAAATGATGCGCTATACGTTATAGTCATTGTTGCGCTGGATATAGTAGTTGCCGAATTGTTGACTGCATACCATATGTCATACCGCTGTCTTCCAGCACCTCCATTGTATCCAATATTCGTTGCTCCATACTTGTATGCCCATGTCAATCCGCCACCCGATACAGCAGTAACTTGCGAGACTGTAGAGTTTGTAGTTTCTGCTCCGGAGAATATGACTGCGACGGTATACGCTGAAATAGTGACAGTTACAGTTGCAGTGGTCGCGAGCGATGCTGCTGAACTCCCAGTATACAGAAACGATGGTGGAGTGAGATACACTATGATCGAATTCGCTGGTGAAACAGTGGTTGGTCCAGCACCACCTGCATTATAGGGAGTGACCCACGCATAGTAATTCGTTCCTGTAGCAAATGTAGCTGTAATAGTCTGGCTATAGGTGGATGAATAAGAACTGACCGATACAACACCGCTGAACAGTACACCTGTTTGCGCCCCCGTTCCGAAATACCAGTAATATTGCTCCGTGTTGGCAGATCCAGCCCACTGGATTGTTGTGCTCGATGTGGACAATGCCGTAATCGTACAGGAACTAGCAGCCACTGGTGCAAGAGGTGTAGGTGTCAAAGGTGGAAATTTACTGAATGGATGACTCGTCACTACAGTTGCAGTCGAAATTCCCCATTTATTACTCAAGTAGGTTTCAACTTGTTGACGTTGATAAGTGGTGAGAACAGTATTATTATAAGCAATCACTTCATAGATCTTCAAATTTGCGTGTATATCTCCTGCGGTATCAAAGCTACTAATACCTCCCAAATATATGTCACCGCTTACATTTTGGGTATTAACCGAAACAGGATGCCAATAGTTACCATTAGGAGCTACCGAGTAGTTCGCAGCACCTGTAACACCCGCAGTGTATTGCATACTATAAATCAGGGCGTTTGTAGTCGCCAACCTACCCTTAAATGCGACATAATCTGGATCAGTAGACGTAATATTACCACGAATTATATACGGATAATAAGTCGGTGCACGAAGTATTTGATATAATCCATAATCAGAAGTACTAAATAATCCTTGATTATTACTTCCTTCTTGTTTATCTGCGTAAACAATGAATAAAATAGCAGTCTGATTTGTT